GGCAGATTATGCTCTTCCACGAAATCATAGTCCCAGACGTGTATATCTGTGAAACCTATCTTAGCTAGTGCTAGTGTGGTAAATGAACCGATACCACCTGCTCCTATAATACATATAGGCGTGCTAAATATACTACTATCTACTAGACCACTCTGTCTTATAAATCTGTTTTCCAATGTGTACCCTCCAATATAGATTTAGCGAACTCCTTGTCTCTCAAAGTATCTATTGGGAGACATCTTACTTTCTTATGCTCACAGTCTCCCATCTTACAGAGGAAGCCCCATCTATGAGCCCTTTTATGGGGACATCTGGCATAATTCCTCTCTCCACGATGAGGACACTTTCTTATATTACTACATATCAGTAACCGACTAACAGTACTGTCCATACATATACTCCTGCCATTCTACACATATACGTTGATAAGCACAATCTATACAGTTAGCTGCGTTACAGTTATCAAACTGGTCTATCAGCTCTGGTGTTATCGCACTTCCATCTTTATGCGGGTAGATAAGATTAAAGTCATTTACCATAGCCTTTAGATGTTCTGCGTCTTTCTTGTCATTATCAGAGCTGAACCCGATGAGTCTTCCTACGTATGGTTTATCCTCTTTCTTCTTTGGTAGCCACTTCCGTTGCGTGTAATCCCATTCTTTATCTTCTATATCCACAGTCTCCCAAGTACCAGAGACACTATTATATATCCTGACACTATTATCATCACGAGTCCAGTCATTGTTGTAGTAAGATGTTGCTGGCTTGCTATCCTCATATTCCTGCAATGACTTGAGATTACGTGTCACTTTATCTTCTATGTCCACAGTAGCAGCAGACCATATATAGATAGGTACACCACTCACAGCTAATGCTATGGGCTTGCGATAGTCTATACGTCCCAGTATGTCCATAGACTTGTTAATGACTAATGAGATAAACCACTCCCCTGCTAATAATGTCTCATAATTATCTTCATCTGTCCCACTATGAAACGTCCCCATATTAGCGTGGCTATGCCAATGTAGTCTCAAGTCCATAGTATCCTTGCCCTCATTTATCAGCTTATTCATAAGAGTATGTATCTCCTCTTCTGGTATATCTGTTGAGGACATAGTATTGTCTTGCTTAGCGGGCAGGAATATCTCAGAGATGTTGAACTCTATTTCTCTTGTGTCATTATCTCGGATAGTCTCTCCCTTGATAATATGCTCTATCATCTTAACTAGACCACAGCCACTTATCTCTTTGGGATAGTCCGCAGCGTATCTCATAAGCTCGTGGTATACAACTTCGTCCATTGTGATATAGACATACTCCTTGAACTCTGTAGATATGCCACCGTTACTGACTTTGATGAGTATATCCTTAGTTTCTTCGGGAGTATGGTCTGTACCTATAGCTCCCTTTGCTATCTCTATCTTATGTTTACGCTTATGCTTACCCACGACACTCTCCTCCCTCATCANGGTTCTCTGGGTCAGCCCAGTGCCAACNTGAGCACTCTGTCNTGCAATAGTCATCATAATCGTCGCCTAGTCTATCACCACTGATGGGACAATATAGACAAGTACAATCATCTATTTGTTCCCCACAACCAGGACAAGTAGCATTTTCTGATGGTTTACAACGACAATTATCTTCTAATGCATAACAGGTATGACATCTAGCATCCCAGTCAGGAGACCACATATATATTGGCTTGTACCAACCAACCCTCTCACAGTGAGAAAGGTATTTGTGTATGCTTTGGAGCAATTCTGTTATGCGGTAGTTAGCTGTTTGAGTGACAATTTCCCCGTCATAAGTACCCCAACAAGGTATGTTACCCTTGATATGTGGGTGCATATAGAGACCTTGCTCACCTATTTTGACGTAACTTTCAAGCTCATTTGATATCTGTATCTGGAATAGGTTATTTATGTGGATGTAATATCTCCCCAGCTCAAATATGCCACTATGGTCAGTTACTTTAGTATCTTTATACTTGATAGTAATAGGCTTAGTAAGAGCTTTAATGTTTAGACCTCTTACTTCTATATCATCATAACAGTTAGCTAGTAGAGATATTAGGTGATTACGCATATTAGCTTGGGCAGAAGGAGAGACAAACTTGGTAAAGTTAGATATCCTTAAAGCATCTAACTTGTTGAAATCTTCTGTCTTTACTGCTATATCGTGCCGTAATTCTTGTATCTTATCTGCTACAGCTATACACTCAATTTGGTAGAGGTCTCTGCAGTTGGTCATAATATTAGTAATATGCTCTACTACTACCCTAGCTTTATTGTGTCTCGTTACATCTACAGCGTTAGTGGCTTCTATGCCAAATCCTCTCCCTGATATTACATCAGATACATCTGCTATAAAGTCGTGTCCGCCTCCTATATCTAGGAATAATACGCCATTCTTTCTATCTACTTTGATTATAGTGGCTAAGTCCCCTAGTCTAGCATAATCACCTAGAGAGTATGTAGCACCTGTTATCTTTACCACTTGACCCACACTTACCGTATCTAGAGTGAGCTTTATAGTAGTAGATAGAGTAAAATGTATCGGGGCATAATAGTACATCTCGTTATTATCGCCATTTACAAATACCCCTTTGCTATCTATGTCTATGACCTTATATTCCTTGTCCTCCGTCATAGGGAGATGTTTCTCACCATTAGAATGATAGACCACTATATCGTCCACTTTGAATGAGTGGTTAGGTGGTTCTGGAGGTTTCATTCTAATTTGGCCTGCTAATGTTGCCATCTTGTCCTTCTCCTTTATAGTATCTATGTTACATTATACATACTATACATACTATATATGATACACTATATATCTATATCTATGTTACATATGACTACATATGCTACACATGTAGACGGAGGCATAGAGCTACTGTCGCTATGGTGTATCCAGTATCATCACTAGCGTTTCCACCAATGACTTCGAGCCTTAGCTCTGCTCACCCTATGACTTATTTCATACTCCCTGCTTACTTACCACCCTTCATAGCGGCAGTAAGCGTGATAACCGCACCTTCTCTGGTTATCTTGGTATCTTCATCTGCTTCCACGTTGTCCACTCGTATTGTCCTGCCGTTGAGGTCTACTCCAGCCAATTCTAAGACTTCTGCCACTGTGACAGAAGGCTCGACATTGACTTCAACTACCCTTTCACCTAAAGGGGCAACCTTTACTATCATTTATCTATTCACCTCCTCTCTCTATTGGACTTATGCTACCCTGCTCTACGATATCCTCTAGAGACTATCTCTCTATTATCTTGATATGCTTACCTTTTATTGTGATATCAGTGATAGTGTCTCTCTTGCTATGTTGAGATAGTGGCTCTAAGCTAGTTGCTCTATAGGATACATCACCTATCTTGTAATATCTTATACCATCTTTGTACTTTATGCTCTCTACTATAGTTACATTACCAGTTAACTTATCTCTTACTTTATCTCCCTTTCTTATCATATATTACTCTCCTAAAATAGTTGGTATCCATAGAGCGTGCTTATTTATAGACTTCCTATAATTTCCGCTTCTCCCTGTCTTATAGTATCCATATGTATCATTAGTATAAGGGAGTATATTATCTATTATAGCCATCTCTCTTGATACCCTTACGAGAGTCCCAACAGGTAGGGGTTTAGTTCTATCTACAATCTCTACTATATCTGTCATCTAGTCCTCCTGTGTCAAGTCAGGTGGTATATCACTAGTCTCACTGTCTACTATATGCTCTTCACTATCCACATCTACAGTTATCTCTAGAGTCTCTCTTGTCTCTTCTGCTGTTGCTACTACCGTGAAAGTGTTAGGAGATGTCTTCTCTATTGCTATTGTCATAACCTCGATATCATTATACTTATTGCCTAGATGTATGCTTACTGACATAGTCTCACCAGTGAGATTACGCAGGGACTTCTCGTTCTCTACCTCTATGTAACACTTATTCGCAAGCATCTACTCTCCTTATAGTATCTATGAGACATAGATTACCTAACTTCTTTATCTTGTTAGTGGCATCTGCTTTATTATCCGCCCATACTAGTAGGATAAAATAGTATTTTTCTGCTTTAAGCAGAGCTTCCCATAGATATTTACCACCTTTGGTTGCTCTCTGATTAGATATCTTAGCCATTATATCTCCTGTATTAGTCGAAATACCGCTCTATCTGCATCTCTACCCACTCTTCCGCTGTCATATTCTCATCGTGGAGTATCTCTTCAAGTATCTCCGCTAATTTATCTGATATTGCTATTACATATGTCTTAGCCATTATTTTCTCCTTTCTGATATTACGCTTATCGTGTATCATACAGGTATCACTATATTAGACGGCTCATTGCTCACTTCCGCTAACATCCAAGCACACTTTGGGTTACTATCTATATCTATGTTGAATATGATACAGAACCCATCTAGATGATACATACATTGCTCACACATATGCTACCTCCGAGTATTTTCATACCACTTTGCTAACATTACCATACAGTAGATAACTACAAGCCATTGTATAAGTATAAGCATATCTACTTCTCCGTCATATCATCTACTCTCTGCTCTAACTTTAATATCTTATCCTCCAGATATGCTACCCATATTATTAACAGTATGATGAGACCTAGCAATAATACTGCTGATAGTATGCTCATGGTACTCTCTTTATCATATCTCTTATCTCTATTATCTTTATATGTAGATATGCTACATATGCTATCAATGCTACTATGAGTATAGCCAATAGAGCATATATCATAGTATCTCACCTACTCTCTGATATACTCTCTTTATCCTGCTATGCTCTGGATGAGTAAGACTACGTATCAATCTCCTATCTTCCTCTGTAAGCACTCCGAGCATACGCCTATAACCTCTCACTTTAGTATCCACTATCTTATGTAGTATGTTGCTAGACTTGAGTATGCTAGATATACTCTTACATTGATTACGAGTGGTATTCTTGATGATACCTACTGGGCTATCTTGTTCCAAGACTATTACATTGAACATATGACCTCCGAGTTATAGTAGCACTCCTACCGATAACTGGTTAACCTGATATTCCTCTCCTCTATCTCCCCTACTCCTACGAGGACGCTTGAGACCTAATTCCACTAACCACCCTCTTAACTCCTCTCTATATGATATACTCTCCTTACAGAGTATCCTCTCGCTATCCTCTAAATCTCTGATACACATATCAGAACCTCCATCTTGTATCGCTATGCTCATATATGTATGTAATGTGATAAAATCTCTTAAAATAAGAGAGGGCAAGGCGTGTGCCTCACCCTCTCGACTACTCCCCGACTCTATCGCTTAGAGTATCTCGCCAACCGCCTTCGCAATAGCGGATTTAGCTGTCTTCTTGCGGATACCGATAATCCCTCGAAGGACTATCTCGCTTGTACCGTCCGCTGTTTCGGCTATAACATCACCCGCCCAGTTATTGGAGACCACTAGGTTGAAGCCACCCTCTACCTCGTCGCCTTCTTTGTCGAGGCGTGGAGTTTTACCCATCTTTAGGACAGGTATGCCGCCTATAGCCAGTTCCGTTCCAGCGATATTGTCGGCGTTGACTTTGAGTTTACGAGCCATTTTCTCTTGCCTCCGTTTTTGTTGATTGGTTAATAGCAACAGTTATAGACCTCTTATCGGATTAAACGGCGGACGTTTACCCATAGTCAATCACCTCCTTTCAAATTGTCAAGTTTCCAGATTTTCCGGCAGGCAACTCCTGCCAAAGTCGTGCGTTGATGGGATTATACCACGCATTTTAACCCGTTGTCGCATAAGGGTTTACGGACGTGCCTCGTCGGGGCGTTCTTGGGAGTGTCCGCAGGTTTTGGACAAGGGCTTCAAAAATAGTTTCGGGCTTCCGTCGATGAAACGTGGTTGAGGGTAAAAAAAACACCCTTGACAGGACTTTTTTGTGAAATGGGTTTTTCTCGTCGGTGGCTCGTCGAGGGGCAATAAATATCGGCTTCCGTCGGGGCAAGGTGGAATTATGCCTTAAATGGGCAACAGGACGCAAAAAAGGGGCGGTTGTGTCCGGCGTCAAGCACAAAACAGGCGAAAGGGGTAAACTTGTCGGGGGATAATGGGAACGTGTCGCAAATAGGGCAAGGAACATCAAAAAAGGGGTATTTTGAGGGCTTTGGCAAGGGGATTTGCCTTCGTGGGCTTGTGCGGGGATAAGGGCTATATGAGTATAGAGAGATATACCAAGACATAGCAATATACTACTATCTATTAGCAATAATATACTCTAGGATACTCTAGCCATAGCAAGATACTACTATCATATGACAATATAATTATAGTCAATAGCAAGATAGTCTAGACATAGAGCAAGAAAATCACTTTCCCCCATAGAGGTATAGGCATATTCGTAAATCTCTATAAATATGCGTCACCCTCTCAGAACTTAGACTCTCATAAGTTATGTCTCTATAATGAGTTATATCATATATAGTAATAGTATATTATATCATCTATAACTCATTGATAATAAAGTACTTGACAAATACGATATTATAGTGTATACTAATGCTAATAGCATAGAGAGTTATGAGAGTAGAGAGTATAGCATAGAGAGTATATCACATATATCTAGTATAACAAATAAGGCATGCTATGTCATAGCACTAGNTATGGTGTATAGCTAATGTACAAGGAGCATAATGTCCACAAGAAGCATCAGTCTCACAAAGATAGCTACTCTCACTGAAGATGATGTAGACTCCATCAAGAAGGAGTCCCTCGTCACAGGTAGACCTCATCAATATTGGAGGTCACTGCATAGGCATATTCTCTTCTGTCTCGAAAAGGGATGGACTCCAAAGCAGATATGCGAGAAATTCAAGTTACGGCCTATCCAGTACTACAAGATAACTAATAATGCTAACTTCATGGCTAAGAGAGACAAGATAGAGGCCGCAGTAGATGATAGGATAGTCGAAGAGGTAATCAAGGAGACAGTACAGGATAAGGTACGTCTCCTCTTCGAGCGTAACCTCATGAAAGCAGCTAAGACCGTCATAGATATCTGCAAGAATGGCACTCCTAATAGCAAGATACGCTTTGAAGCAGCAAAAGAAATACTCTATCAGAGTGGACTCAAGCCAGTTGATGTAGTCGAGACACGTGAGAGGCTCTACACACCTGAAGAGATAACCTCAGCACATGCTACAGCCAAGGAAGTAGAGCAGATATTCGAGAAACTCACAGGCGGCACCAGCAGATTTCTTGTATCAGATGTCACAAGCGACCCTATACTAGCCATAGAGGACAAAGAGACTCCTGATGCAGAAGAGCAAGTTACCGAATCAAGCTAGTCTCGATAGAAGATTATGCCAGCAGAGTCTTTACTATCTCTGCAAAGAGGTCCTGGCTTATCATGATATGGTCCCTCATGTCCATGGCGAGATGTGTCACTTCTCAACTTACCCTTCCTTTGGCAGATTCCGTCAGATAAATGTGCCAAGAACATATTTCAAGACCTGGGTCCTCACCATCGGTAAAGCTATCTGGCTTACCCTCCCCGATGAGCAGGGCTACTACAAATCCATTTATCCCTACAGAGGACCCAATGTCCGTATCCTCATAGCCTCTAATGTCATTGATAATGCTGCTAAGATGATATATAAGATTAAGCAGGAATGGATGTCAAATGAGAGGCTCCGTGCAGCATTTCCTGAGCTCATCCCTGACTTCAACAAGACTCGTTGGTCTGACCACGTCGCAGAAGTCAAGCGTGACCTGAAAGCAACAGAGGGCACTTACACAGCTGTCGGTGCTGGAGGTTCAGTTATCTCTCAACACTTCGACCATATCATCGAGGATGACTTAATCTATGCTCGTAAGGATGATTTTACAGGTCAAGAACTCATGCCGTCACAAGAGGACATCGATAATGCTATCGGTTGGCACAAATTAGCATTCTCTCTGCTCGCTAACCCTGCCATAGGCTGCATTGACCAAGTGGGAACACGTTGGGCACCCCAGGATATTATTTGGTATGTCAGAAAGTTCGAAAAACAGTACAAATGCTTCCAGATGGACGCTACAATCGATGGAAAGTGGCCTATCACATCGAATTCTGAGTGTATCTGGCCCGAAAGATACAATCTAGACACTCTAAATCAACTGGCCAGAGCTCAAGGGCCCCGCATCTTCGAGACTCAATACTTAAATAGACCTCGTGCGACAGAAGACATCGTATTCCGTCATGAAATGGTCAATATTTATGATTCTCTCGCCGATACACCACAAGATACCGAGAACATGACTATCGTTGACCTCGCAGGATGGGGTGATTCCAAGGGAACAGCAAGAAATGTCATATTGACAGGCACCATGGATATCAACCATCATCTCTGGATTAAACGTCTGGACGTAGGGCGATATAACCCTAGCGAGGTCATCTCTCTCTTCAAGGCACACTCCCGTCAATTTAGCTCTAAGATTTATGTTGAAGAAGTACAATACCAGAGAGCTATTCGCCATTTCTCACGCTTAGAAATGGAACAGACTGGGGAGTGGTTTAGACAAGAGCGGCTCCCCTTCGACGGACGCAAAGACGCCAAAAACCTCCGTATTCGAGCTCTCGAACCTCTTGTCACCAATGGGGGTCTACATGTTGGCCCCACTATGTCAGCTCTCTTAGAGGAATTAGAGCTATACCCTCATTCTCATACTGTAGATATACTAGACTGTCTCGGCTATCTGATGAAAGTAGCCAAAGCACCTCTCAAGGAGACTGCTGTCAATGTCCCTGACCCATTCTGTATCGATGAAATCGAGAAAGAGCTCAAGGCTAGGTCTAATTCTGCTAGTGGCTATCCTTTTGATTTCCAGTTGCGTGGTCTTGGTCTCATTAAGGAGCCTAATAGTGTCTGATGCCCAAGCTGTTGTTCCTGCTCAGAAGTACTATTACGATTATGGAGTGCCCGCAACTAAGCAATATGAAGGATTCAGGGACACTGTCTACAAGGATACTGAAGGTAACCCAACAATAGGATATGGTTTCAACTTGAATGACCCAAATATGAGACAAATGATACCTGCTGATGTCATTTCTGGTCAAAGACCTCTTGCACGAGATGAAGCGGATAGGATATTCATACCTCGGTATAACCAAGCGGCAAGAGANGCATTTACCTATCTTGGGCGTGATAATTTCATGAAACTTGACCCAGAACGTCAGGCTATTATAGTGGATATGGCGTATAATATGGGTTTTGATAAGTTGAGTGGCTTTAAGGCCCTTAAACAAGCTATAACCGATGGAGATTACATTAAAGCAGCCTCTGAGATGAAGAATAGCAAGTGGTATGACCAGGTAGGCAATAGAAGCAAGGAGCATGTCCTTAAGTTTATGGGAGACNCTAATGCCCTTCCGTAGCGAGTCTCAGCGTAGATTTCTATGGTCTCGGCACCCAGAGGTAGCAAAGAAGTGGACTGCTGAACATGGCTCTAAGATAGTAAAGAGTCGTGCCAAAGCTCTAAGGAGAAAGAAGTCATGACTTATCACAGTAACAAAGCTATGCATGCCATAAAGAATAAGACCTCACCTACAGCTATGAAGAACTCCCGTCTACGTGTCATGATGATGTCAGAGAAGAAGATGAAGAAGATGATGAAAGGTGCGTCCAGTGTCAAGTCCTGAACGTAGCTTAGAATGGTGGAAACTCTCAGTCCGTAACGGCATAAAGTTCCAGCAGAAATATGCACGTTCCGACCTATGGGCTCAATATAAGTCATATTATCGCCATAATTTTCCCAAGGGTATCATCCCTGTGAATCTCGTATTCTCTGTCTTACGCACGGTTGTACCCCAGGTCTACTTTCGTAATCCTGCTGTCATTATCACTCCTACAAAACCAGGGCTCGAATATGAGCTCCATGCCAAGTTAGTAGAGTCAATAGATAACTGGCTGCTCAGGGAGCTATCAGTAAAGACCCAGTTCAAGAAGATGATAACTGATGCTTTCCTCTGCGGCATTGGTAATGGTTTCGTAGGCTATGACTCTGAGTTCGGCTACTCTCCTAAGAATCTAGAAGGTGAGTCAGCTATGACCATTACTCAGTTTGACAAGAAAGGCTACCGTGTAGAATACAACTCTCANGTCAATCCTGGCATGCCTTGGTTCCTTAGAGCTCGCCCTGAAGATGTCATCTATCCTTGGGGCTGTGAATCTGCTGAGAATGCCGAGTGGGTAGCGATGCGAGTCTTTAGACCTCTTGATGACATCAAGGCTGACCCTAAATATAAGAACACTGATAAGCTCGTAGGCTCATTCACTCAGAAACGTACCACAGCAGAAGGTCAGCAATACGCCGATAACTTTGAGCAGCAATTACTCGATAGGGAATGGGTGGAACTCTGGCAGGTTCGTGATGCTAAGACTGGAGAGATATTAGCATTCACCATGGACCATAATGATTTCCTGCGTAAGGAAGAGGATGTCCTACAGATAGAAGGTATCCCTGTGGAGACTCTCACTTTCAACCCTGACCCAGACTACATCTATGGCATACCTGATACCCGTATCATAGAGCCACAGATGCTGGAGTTAAATGAGATACGCACTCAAGCCATGAAGCATCGCAGAGTCGATATCATCAAGGCTCTCGTCAGGAAAGGTGTCATCAAGTCCACAGAGATAGATAAGTTGCTCAATGAAGAAGTCAAGGCTATGGTAGAGATAGAGAGTGATGGTCCTCTTTCTGAATCAGTCATGATGCTCCAGCCTGGCAACTCAGGTATCCTCAATGACCTGGCTAGTGCTGGTGAGATAGTACGCTCTGATGTCAGAGAATCTATAGGCTTCTCTCGTTCATCTCAAGGTGAGTACCAAGGCAAGACTCACATCTCAGCTAAAGAGACAGATGTAGTCAACTGGGCAAAAGAGATACGACTCGATGAGAGACGTGATATGGTAGCTGACCTTCTCTCTAATGTAGTACGGAAATTTAACCAGATAATATTCGCTAACTGGAAAGGTCCACAAGTTAGGTCTATAGTAGGACCCGATGGTATGAAATGGTGGCTACAATTTACAGGTGCTGAGATTAAGGGAGAATACAATGTCAAAGTAGACCCCTCTAATGCTCTCCCTGAAGACAAGAGAACCAAGAGACAGGACGCTGTCGAGATGGCTAAGGCATGGTCTGAGATGAACCAGGGCCAGATACAACAAGGTATTCCCGTTCCAGCTGAGATACAGCGTTTCTTCTTCTCTCAATATGATGGTATCAATGTAGATAAGCTCTTAGCTCAATCTGCTCCTCCTCAAGGAGGCGGCATGGCTCCTGGCATGTCCCCTGGTATGGCTGTTCCTCCTCAGATGGCAGCACAACTCATGTCCCAACAGAAAGCTGGTGGAGGGATGCCTGNTGGCAGATAAGAGATGTGAGAAACATCCAGGATGGTCTGCTGATGAATGTGTATGGTGTGGTCATGCTCGTGAATCTGTACATGTGACAACCAATGACTGGTGTCGAGGGATATGGGAGCATATAGACCCCAAGAACCCTCACTTGAAGATAGACTCAAAGGAACACCTGATACGTGAATGTGAGAAACATGGTGTGATGCCACGGGCTCTTATGAAGCATAAGTCTCAAGGCAAAGGTTATGAGATTAGACGAAGGATAGCATGACAAAGAGAAAGGAGGAAGCGATGCCAGAAGCAAAGGTCACGAGACCTACAGCAGTGCCAAGCGAGGATAAAGGAACAAAGAGACTCTCAATCTGTATCGGTGTCAAAGGTGAGAAGATGGCCTATGAGTTCTCAGGACACTGGACAGGCAAGGATGTAGAACTGATACAACGTACTATACGTAGAGCATATCTCTCATATACACGTGATATCAGGAGAGCTAATACACCAATTACCCCAATACTACAAGAATCACCCCTATAAAGGAGAGACACTGAGATGAGCGACCCAAATGCAGCAAAGCCAGGCGAGACGGCTCCAGCAGCGATTGACATCACCAAATATGTCCCCAAAGAGGATTTCGAGAAGCTCACTACTGACAGCAAGAATGCTGTGGATAGGCTTAAGGGTGAGTTGGACAATGCGAAGTTATCTCTGTTAGACCCTGAGTATATAGCNTATATAGAGAGCAAGAAAAGTAATCCTGCTGCCACAGCTGCGGCCACTCTCAAAGATGAGGATATCGCTAAGATGTCCTCGAAGCAAATCCTTGAGACGGCTGTAGACAGAGTGAGAGCAGAGCTTCTTCCTGCTTTTGAGCAAAAGATAGGTAAGCTTAATGCCACCCTCTCTGATGTACTTGCTATGCTGGAACTCCAGGAAGTCGTGAAGTCGCACGATGACTTCGAGGACTACAGGGATACCGTAAGGGAGATTCTCGAATCGTCACCTACACCTCTTACTATTGAACAGGCGTATCTTATAGCTAAGGCAGGCAAGGCCACGCCAGCTGAGGAGACTGATGCGGATAAGACCAAGAAAGCAAAGTCTGGTACCGAGAAACCAGGCGGGGGTCTTCCTCGTGACTCAATTACTCCTAAGACATTTGGCAAGGACAAGAATGCCGCAGCTAGTGATGCCTGGGATACTGTAGTAGGCAAAGGTAAGGAGACTCTTTAAGGAGTATCATAGATGGCTCTTCCTACACGGACTGAGACGCTCGATGACTTATACACATCCACGTTCAACAACAGGAGAGATGGTGTCGTAGACCAGATATTTGACGATGCCACTTTCTACAAGATTCTCAAGTCAAGAGGCGGTATCAAGTTCGACGGGACTGGTGGGCGTTATCTGGAAGTTAATCTCTCCTATGGAACTAACGAAACTGTTACTTCTCTAGGTAGAGGTGACACTATCTCGATATCAGATACCAAGTTCCTCACCGTAGCACAGTACGAATGGAAATTCGTAGCTGGTTCTATCGTCCGCTATTACACCGACGATGCTAAGAACAAATCAAAATCGCAACATCTCAATCTTGCTAACGCTAAGATTGATAACCTGACCAAGTCTCTTACCATCAAGTTCGAGACCTTCCTCTTCGGAGACGGCACAGGTAATGGTTCCAAGGACCCAGAGGGTCTGGCTAATCTAGTTGATGCGACTCCTACTGACAGCACCTCAATCGGTAATATCAACCAATCGACATACTCTTGGTGGCAAAACAAGACGAGAACTGCTACAGGGGCAGCTTCTGTCTATCTTCTGACCGACATGCGTAGTCTCTATAATACATGCGGTAAGGGTATGGCTACTGAGAACCCGAACCTGATTGTCACCGACCAGACTTCGTACGAGTTGTACGAGGATGAGGTCATGGAACAGCGTCAGACGGTCAATAAGCAGGCCGCTGATGCTATGGTAGATACTATAACCTTCAAGGGCCAGCCTGTTATATGGTCAGGGCAGTGCACGGCTGGTTATATGTATATGCTTAATACCGAGTATATCGGTATGGTAATTGACCCTGACATAAACTTTGCCTCAACTGAATGGAAAGCAATTCCTAACCAGTTAGACAGGGTTATGCAGATAGTCGTAAAGATGAACGTCGTGGCGACCAGGAGAAAGTCTCTTGGTGTCTTAATTACTATAGCTGCGTAGGCTATAGTATAAATGTCTCCTGAGGGAGGAGCCAACCTCCCTTTTGAGCTAGCTTAAAAGGCAAAAGGAGTAATACAATGGCTGTTCCTAGCAATGTAGTAAGTATCCTGAATCCTCAGATACCTGCAAAACAGAGTATCTATGAGGCTTCAGACACACAAGAGGCGAAGCTTGGTACTCGTCTCCAAGTTGGTGAAAGGGTCTATTACTATTCTAGGCTCTCGACATCAGCTAACGTAGTCGCTGGTGATGTGCTCTGTGCACCCCAGTTGATAGCTTCTCACCAGTCAGGTATCTTGGCAGGTGCTGCGGCTACGACAGGTGCAACGACTATCACCTTTACAGCTGGTACTCTCGGCAGCTTGAATCAGTACGCAGAGGGCTACATCGTCTTTGCGTCAACTGGTCTGGCAGGATGTGGTATCTATAAGGTTAAGTCCAATCCTGCTTGGGCGACAGCTGCGACGAATGCGACAGTCGTGATATATGACCCGTTACCTGGCACATTGGCTGCTGCTATGCCGATAAACCTGGTACCGAACATGTTCAACGCTGTCAAAGTAGGTAGCGAAGCTCTCGACATAGCAATAGGTGTTGCTCCTGTTGCTGTCACAACGGGGCAGTATTTCTGGGCTCAGTCCTACGGACCTGCTGCAGTCAGGCATTCCGCAGGCACTCCAGCTGGTGCTCTGATGTCGTTGGCTACTCTTGGATTCTTAGGTGCATATTCCATAACGGGTACTTTAGCCGCTACTGGTTTTGCACAGATAGACTACAAGATGCCNATCGCCAAGAACTTCTCGTTAGCCGCAACTGCAACTCAGGCTAATCCAGTGTTCTTAACGATACTACCGTAGTCACCGATTCTGGGGAGGGGTCAGTAATGGCCTCTCTCCAGAGTAAGAAGGATTGATATGAGAGTAACTATAGGGATAGCAACTAGAGGTAATGACAT